GCCCATTTGAGACCCATGCCGAGCTAGTGGCGGCAGTGCTAGAACGTCATGCCAAGGGCAAAAGCTCACCAAACATTGGGCGTATTCTGGGAATTAGCCAGCCAACAGCAATGAAAATCATCAAGGAGAATCAATGAGCCTGAGACCAACCCGAACCGAACTGTTAACCGCATGGATGACGCTAGTCAAAGTGCGCGAGACTTACTGCCAGCCCGAGGTCGATCAATACGAACAGACCGTGTTGCTAGACGTGCTTAAAATGCTGGACAAACTACAACAAATTGAGGGCAAGAAATGATCAAGAAACAACTAGAAAAACTGATGGTTCCAAGATACACAGGCGGGGCGATGATTTTTGCTTTCCTGTTTGGCTATGTAGTCGGAGCAATCCTGCTGTAATCTACCAAGACGGTTTCTTGGGCTCATCCTTTGAAGCCGTCTTTTCATTCAACTCACGCTCGATCAAAATCTGAGCGTAATGCACCACCTTTCGCAAATCATCAACCCCGCCCTTAGCACGCCACCTGCTGATATACTTCACAACATTGGCCTCACACCATCCCAAATTGTTGGCCAGTATGTATTCAGTGGGCTGAATCATCATCAGCTTGTAGTGGTTGCCGCCTATCTGCTCGTCAAATGCGCTCATTTAATCCGCTCCACGTTCACCTTTAATCTGCCTTCTTCCCCGAAGTCTTTGTGAAGAATCACGCATGTCATACTCCGAGAACTGGCATAGCCAGAGCCAGCGTGCCAAGCATCTGCGGGTGCTAGGATGTTCCAAGACTCGAACAATGCGCCGCCATATTCCTCTTGGTTCTTGTGATGAATGTGACCCGTCCATACAAAAGTGTGCTCCGCTTCGCCCCATTCTTTTCTGAGATTCGACACGATTGACCCATGTAAATTGGACATTTTAATCCGATCACCGTGATGGGTCACTACCAGATTCTTGCCCCACTGCCACCAGATAAACTTGCTGGCGTTATCGAAAACGCGAACACGCGGATCATCCTCAAAATACAGGCGCATGACCTCATTCAACCACAACGCAGCGTCAGGATCGTGATTACCTCTGACATTCACAAGCCAGACCTCGGCATGTTTTTTAAGCATCCGCAAAACGGTACGCTTTATGACGTTGCTGGCAGCCCTTATGGTCTTGGAGTATCGGCCATCGCTGTCGAGTAGGTTCTTGGAATTCGGGGTTGAGCTGGTGGAGTCATTGATGTGCATGAAGTCGCCAAGGTTCACAAGCACACCGACCTTACCCGCTGGTGCCACACTGACCAGTCGATCAACTGCATTTTCTAGCAGACGTTGCGAAATCTTGACATCATAGTCCTCGCCCATCGTCTCAGAGTGGTGAGCAAGCATCCCAAGATGATGGTCGCCAATAATATAGCTAACCATATAATCGTCATCAATGCCTTCGGGCGGGTTAATGGGAGCGTGTATTCCCGAGACTTCATCTTTGAATCCCTCCACAAATTGAGCAATCAATTCTTCCAGCTTCTGCCGTTCTGGTTCTTGGATATGCCATTGCAGAACGATATCGCCGTCGGTGTTGTAGGCGGTACTGACCCGTTTGGTGGTAAATCCTGGCGCTGTCTGCCGATTGACATTATAGGCTGGTGCTACACCTTGCATTGCTGCCCGATTGTGCACAGACGCAAGGGCGTTATGAATTCTTTTGGGGTGTTTGCCCAGCTCTTTGGCAATCTCAGTCTGGTTCATCCCGTTCAACGTCATCTGAATTATTTGACGCTGGTAGTCGGTGTTACAGAAATCTAGGTGCTCGGTCGTGGTGTTATATTTCATCGTCATATTCCCAGCTCATCTGGTAGAACGAATGCGCGGCCATTTGCAACCGGCCAGTGATTGAAGCTATTGAATCGGGATCTGTTGAGAAGGTTCCAGGCATGTCTAGGCCAAACCCGTCAATGTGTTCTGTCACTATAACAGCACCACAAATGTTCCCAGCCTCACACTGTTCCAACAGGCTGCGGAGAACATCCAGCACCTGTTCAGCATTACGGTCTAACGTGGAGACTGTGCCCATTTCTTGTTCAATGCTTGGTAGTTAGATAGCATCTCTTGCAGATCCTCAATGGTATATTTGACAGGATCATGCGGCCCTTCAAGCCACTCGACCCGTTCTAACCCTATCTTTATCAACAAGTTTGACCGATATTCTGATAAATTACCAGACTTGTAGTTATTGCAGACTGAGCATTGTTTATGGCAATTGTCTTCGTGAAATCGTAGTGCAGGATGACCGCCAACGGTCTTGTAGTGACCGGCATGGTACTGGCCATCGTGATGGCGGTTGCATGATATGCAAGGATCTTTCTTGTCGCGGTTCCTAATGTATTTATTGAACTCGGTTTGGCACCGTCTCATCCAATAGGATCTGTCTCGCTTGGCCTCTTTGGTTTCTTTGCGATTGATTCTAGCTCTTTCTGTCTTGCCGAACGCGACAAGGCATTGAGTCGCATTACACGTTTTCTGGAAGCTGCTGAAAGTTGGCGTGAACTTTTCCCCGCAGACTTTGCATTTCTTGGCCATGTCATTTGCTCACCTCGGTTAATTGAAAGCCCTGCTCCCGTAAGTGACGTTCAACCATGTCCAGGAACTCGCTGTGCTGTTTCACATTCATCAAGTTTGTGACCTCAAAGTTAAAAGGTTCCACCATGAACGATAGCTTTTGCTCGTAAGTGTAAGGCTTAACGTCTCGATCATACACAGCTTTAAACTTTTCGCTGTCACGTCTCAGAATAGGGATTCCAAAGTGCAGTTTACAGTACGCCCGATACTCCCACGCCTTCATATCGCCTTGCTTCTCACAATCACGATACCATTTGTTTGCGGTGTTGTTCTGGGTAGCGGTGCGTTTCTTCTTGTGCTTCTCTATCTGTACGTCAATGGGAAACTCTAACTCGATCTGCCCTAGCATCTGCATCATGTTGTCCAGACCTTCTTGATTCTGGATGGTCATGCGTACACATTCGGTAGCTAATCTCTCTTTACTGATGACTTGCATTCACTTCCCCTAACACTTTGACCCGTTGCTGACTTAACTTGTACCGGCGGTATTCTTCACGGCTTGGCTGGTGTCCCTTGCTCAATTCATTATCGTAGATCTCAATGAAGTACGCATCTTCTTTGGCCTGTTCACGTTGATCCTTAGAAAAGTAACTTTTTCCGCCCGTCTTTTGTGGTTCATCATTAAACAATGCCGACTCACTCAACCCTACTGCCTGGACTACTTCGCTACCCTTGGCCCCGCAAGCATGGCAGTAGATTAATATCCTAGTGCCTTGCTCGCTGATTGACATTGACGGGTTGTTGTCTTGGTGCACTGGGCAACATGCCACATAATTCTTACCTGCCTTCTTTACCTTATCCAACCTGTCGAGAATTTCGTTTAGCATCCATTGCCGCCTTAATAATTGTATGAGTTATGTAATCTTTTGTTTCTTGTGTCACTATTGAGTCGAAACCAGCCTCAATTTGCTGATATTTATCAGGCCAAACCCCGAATTTATCTTTGTATTTATATTGCGCCCATCCTGGCTTATAGCCTTTTGCTCGACCGTAAGATTGAAACTGAGCAAGCCAATTCATTTTAGTCTGGCCGTGCTCTGCAACCTCTTGCCGCCTGCTTTCTTCAAGAATCCGTTTGTTCTCCGCCATCCTAAGTTGCCACTCTCGCAGCGCCTGTTGACGTTGTTCTTCTTCGTAAGCCGCTATTTCTTCTGGGGTGTGCCGTGTTAGTTCCCGTAAGATCTGATTGTCAGACTCAACAATCATTTTAATCGGTAGTTCGTACCCGCACTCGCAGCTCGGCATCTTCATGATCTGATAACACATAGGGCAGTCCATTGTGTCGCGTTCTTTCTGATCTTTCTTGACTTGGTTGCGTTCTGAATACTTCTTCTCGCCTTGATCTAGTTCTTCAGGCACAACATCTTCCGCAAACCCTAGCTTGTCTACGTTCCCAGCATGGTCTAACACGATAGCGAACTCTTTATCTTCATGCAGACGGAGAACACGTCCTACCCGTTGGACATACTGCGTAATACTTTTTGTAGGGAAGGCATCGATCAGGCACCGGACGGACGGGGCATCGTACCCAGTATTTAATAGCCTGCTGCATGACAAGACTTTAAACTTACCCTCATCATGCTCTCGGAATAAGATCTGCCGTTCTTCATCTGGCATGTACCCGTCAATGTGTTCAGCGGGTATGCCTGACTTGTTGAACATATTTACCAGTGCCTTGGACTGTAGGATAGATGGTGAGAATGCTACGGTTTGTGAATTCTCAGCGTACTTGAGCCAGTTTTGCACAATGTCCCCGACCAGCTCGCTGTCTTCTTCCATCCTTTTGGCCAGTGCGTTTGGATCATAGTCCATTGCACCAGTCTGTAGCTTCTTGGTCTTCACGCCCTTAAGGTCTGGTCTCTTACCACCGTAGTATTTAACGGGTGCAAGATAACCTTTGTCCATTAGCTCTGCTGCCGTAATAGGGACTATTAGGTTGTCGTAAAAGTTTCCTAACCCTTTAGAGAATGGCGTAGCACTCAGACCGATGAACGGTACTTCTGGGTATTCTTCCATTAGACGGGTGTGGGTTTTGTAATGTACATGTGCCTCATCGATGATAATAAGATTAGAGTACGGCCAGATCTTCCGTCGTGCCAATGTCTGAACACTAGCGATTTGAATCTGAGCTATCTTGTTTGACCGAGGATGATCCCACCCTTGGATAACACCGACTTCGATCCCGTACTTATCGAACTCATCGACCGCTTGCTGTACCAACTTAATACGATCACAGATAAACATGCCGTACCCACCCTTCTTGGCCACCTCTGCCAACATGTGCACCGCTACCATTGTCTTGCCGAAGCTGCATGGCGCTGCCAGCATGACGTTTTTCTTACCCTTGCTGATTGAATCGTTGACCATTTCTATGGCCGCAGATTGATGCTCCCTTAGTTCCATCACACTCT